GCCCCGCATACAGCAGATGGGGTGATCAAGGCTCAGGAGATCTCTCGAGAACTGCTCTCCCACAGCCAGCTGGAATGGGCTGATGCTGTGCGAGATCGTATCCTCGATTATGCCAAGGAAAACCTGCGAAAGGGATAGAGCATGAAAAGTGGACTACCTTCAAACTTAACCCGTGCATTCGTTATGAAACTGGACTTAGTCTTTGGCCCTGACCAGCAAGCAGGAGGAACGCTTGGTTTCGGGCTTCTCGGGAAAGACGACTTTCTAGTACCCGTAAACTTCCCTCTCCCGAGGGAGCTAGCTCCCGCAGTAAACGCCTTCGTGGCTGAGGCGGAGAAATGGGTGGCTAAGCAGGAAGTTCTGTTTGCGCCGCAGAGCAACAACGAGATCAAGGTCGTAACCCTGGATGCCGAGGAAATACCTTCCCTCGTAACAGAGGGGGATTGACCATGAGTGCTTGGGGGCTACAACTCATCACCTCGATACTCACTGCGGATAACCCGCGGGAGGCGTTTGAGTATGTAGTAGAGACAAAAGCCATCACGCCCCAACACATGCTTAACATGGAAGCCAAGCTGGCACTCGAGTTTATGATAACCTGGTATGAACGCCCTCTGGAGTTTGGGCGGGTGCCCTCCAAGCAACGAGTGGAGGAGCAGCTACCGCATATCATGTTACCCGAACCGCGAGAACCACTAGAGGACTTAACCGAAACTGTGAAGCACGAGTTCCTGCGCCAGCAACTAATGGCGGCACATGAGGAGTTCGGCCTACAGTTAGCGGAGGCACCAAATCCTCTGGAGGCCCTGGAGTTCATAAGGACTAGCGTTGCGCAGATCGACGAGCAGCATGTCATTGACAGTGACATCGATTTCGCAACCTCCGGCCCGACGATTGTGGCTGACTACCTGAAACGGATACAAGAAAATGACGGTCTCCTGGGAGTACCCTGGCCCTGGACCGAACTAAATAAGGCCACACAAGGTATTCAGCCCGGCGACTTGATCGTCTTCTATGGGCTCCCAAAAAGCATGAAAACCTGGCTCGTACTGTATCTCGGTGCGTGGCTGGTGGACACAGGGCACAAGGTATTGGTCTTCTCGAGAGAGATGACCGCTACCACGATGTCTCTACGTTGCACATCAATCTTCGCCAAACTAGCGTACGGCCGGCTTCGCGCGGGTACCCTCAACCTGGAGGAGTACACCCGCCTGATGCACGCCAACGCCAAGGTGGAGAAGACTCTCAAAGATGGCCTACTAACTTTCACAAAAGCGTCGAAACCCGACGGCAGTCCTGGTGGAGTCTCCGATATCCACCGAAAGATTCTGCGGTACAAACCCCAATTGGTAATCCTGGATAGCGCGTACATGATGACTAACGATCGTGCGGGCGCGCATTCCTTGAAGTGGGGAGACCTCGCAGCTATCTCACAGGACGTCAAGCAGATGGCTACTTCTTCTGGTGTACCCACTATCATGGTGTGGCAAGAGAACGAGTCTAAGGCACTGAAGCATAAGGGTTCCGGCGCGCGAGGCACTGCTTCACTGGCGATGGCCTCGCAGCTGATCTACTACTGCGACATGGCTGTGCGGTGCATACTGCACCCCAGCACCAGCGAAATGACATTGCAATTCGCTGCTACCCGTGAGTTTGAGTTCGACGGGTTTACTATCCATGCGAAGCCCGGCTACAACTTCACCTTCTCTAAGTGGGAGATGTACGACGTGGCGGAGAAACCGCAAGAGCCTGCACCCGGGGCTACACCCACTACCCTTCCCGGGGCAGACGAACTGACGGCTATATTCACGGAGAGCTTGGGAACCCCAACTCCCCCTGACCTAGTAGGAGGTGGCAGTGAGACTCCTACAGACTGAGGTACTTAACGTACTACAGGGGAGACTAAAAGTGGTGTCCTCCACCGGGGACAACATCTCCTGTATCTGCCCTTTCCACAAAGGTGGGATGGAGACTCGGCCTTCCTTCTATGTGTACGTCGGCCCGCCGCATGGCCGTAAGGTACCGGGAATGGCCTTCTGCCACACGTGTAACAAAGGGTGGTCCCTTAAAGGGCTACTCTCCGAGCTTGGGATGCCCCGGGCTAGAGTTGACGCGGTCACGAAGCATTTGCCGGAGCCCCCGAAAAAGGTAACGGCGCTGCAACAAACTCGTGGACTCCAGTTTGGAAACCCGGTGCTGCCGGAGATCCTACTCGGTGTCTACGACCGATGCCCCGCACTGCTGCTAAACGCGGGCTTTGAAAAGGAGGTGTTGAAGGGTTTTGAGATAGGGTTTGACAATGCGCTAAACCGGATCACGTTCCCTCTCCGAGATCATTTGGGCAACCTCATTGGCATATCAGGGCGAGCAGTTGAAAAGAAGAACTACCCGCGGTACCTCGTGTACACCGGGAATGAACTTCGCCTGGCTGGTGATGATGACAAAGAATTGCTGCGGGCGTGCTCCGGGTACAAGTTGCTAAAGGGTAGGTTCCTTTGGAATCTACATACTTTCTACCCAACCGCCTTGATGGGCAAAATACCATACGTCTTTGTAGTTGAGGGTTTCAAGCAAGCTATGTGGATGGCGCAGGCAGGCTACCCGTATGTAGTCGCATTGATGGGGTCGCACATGACCCTGGAGCAGGTTACTCTGCTAATGCGACTCGGGGCTCCTATCTTCCTCTTCCTCGATAACGACCTCGCGGGTAACCAATCCACGAAGAAGTTATTGCCATGGCTGCGCAAACAGAGCCCTGACGTATACCAAGTACAGTACCCAGAAGAAGCAGCAGCGGGGATATCCCCAGATGATCTCACACCGGAAAGGATCCGGTCATTACTGATGGAGCAAAACTATGGGCAACAGATTAGACGAGTTCTCGAAACGGATGAACAATGCCAGAGCGCGACAGCAGAAGCTTAAAGCTAAGGTTTCCGGCGACGGGGGTGGACGTACAAATGCTCCGCCGTGGGCCATGCGTCGAGAACAAATCAAACTCACAGCAACACCAGTTACCGTGCGCCTGTACGCGGGTGACTACGAGGACATGCCGATCTACGAGTATTGGGCCACCTGGATCAAACGTGGTGACCTGCGGTTCGTCCTTTGCAACTGCCACGGGGGTTCCCGTGACGTGCCGTGCGCACTCTGCTACACGTGCGTGACGGAGAAGAACGATAACTACCTGGCTAAGCCCAGAGTAGCAATCAACGCCGTCCAACTCGCTGACTTCCATCGTATCGAGAAGACTAGTGAGCGCGGCACTGTGTGGCATGAGTTGGTGAAGTGCGATGGCTCGGATGCCCTCGGACGAAACCTGTGTAAGTATTGTGATGCTAACGTCCCAACAGTGTATGGCAAGCGCGGGTACCTGAACCTGGGTCCCGGGTATTGGAAGAGCTTCAAGAAGATTATGGCAGAGGTCCAGCAGACGTGTGCTACCTGTGCCGGAGGACTACATGTACTTCGTTGGAAGTGCAGTGAATGCGGTGAGATTCTCCTCGATCTCGATAAAACAACTGCCTCCCAGGAGCAACGGGCGCGGATGGAGAACGAGGATATACTGTGCCCCGTTTGTGTTCACACGGGGCCGGCGGATAAGGATGTTGGGTGCTTCCACCATGATCCGGAAACGGATAAGTACCTGGAAGGATGCGACAACCCTACCCCCGCCACTATCTTTGGAGTGGACCTCACCTTCCGCATTGATGGTGAAGGGGCCAACAGTACGTTGGTTTGCCAGGACATCAAGGTAGTCACACCCACAGAAGGGGACGATCCTATTAAGGAAATCTCCCTACCTTATGACTTCGAATCCTTCCTCGGCAGCATGTCTTTGGAAGAACAAGCAACAGCCTTAGGGTTGAAGGAACTTCCCGCCGAACTACTAGGGGGAGAGAAGGAACCCAACAAGACTGTGAATTACGAGTAGGAGGACGCAGTGCTCCACGCGGGATGTCTCATACCACCGCCAGTAACCGTTAGGACTGAGGAGCAATTTGGCAAGGCTATGGAAGAGCTGCGTGACGTCGAATGGATAGCGTACGATACGGAAACTACCGGTATCCAGCGACCCAAAGACGTTGCGCGCTTCCTGGCCCTGTCGGATGGGGTCAAGCGCTACTGTATCGGCCCAGAATTTATACAGCGGCCGGAAATAGCGGAGCTCATGGAGGACCCGAGTAAAAAGTTGATTGCGCATGTGGCAAACTTCGATGCGTGGATGATGCGCAACGTAGGGACCCACGTGTACAAGACCGCGGGCAGAACCTATGACACCGCCGTAATGCACCTGTTGCACGATGACCTCTCGCCACACAGTCTCGACTTCGTTGCTGCGCAGATCTGTAACATTTACAAGTACTCATTTACCACAGCGTTCCCCGAGGTAAAGCGTGGGGAGACACCTGGAGAGGTGCTCGATAGGGTCTGGGAAACTGACCCCGAGCGAGTGAGCCACTACGCCTCCCTGGATGCCTACGCTACCTACAAGGTGTTTATCCGCTTACGGGAGTTACTGCGCGCGGAAACTACATTGCCGGGGATGACCCTTTGGGATTACTACACCACGTACGAGGTCCCGTTCACGGATGTTTTGCTGGACATGGAACTCACCGGGGTGCTGATCGACAAGAAGAACTTGCTGGGTCTGGTCCCGCAATTGGAGCAGAAGCAGCATGACTTGAGCCGTTGGTTTACTAAGGAGGCGGGAACTATTATCCGCCCGACGGGGAAGAAGGTCACCGAGTTCTTCTACGAAACCCTCAAGCTGCCCCCCATCAAGTACTCCAAGGAGACGAACAAACCCTCCATGGATAAGGAGACTTTGAAGGTATGGGCTGCAGCCGGGTACGAACACGCAGCCAAGCTCCTGGAGTGGCGGCAAACAGAGGACATGCTCTCTCGGTATGTGGGTAACCTCTGGGACCTGGTGGACCATAAGACTGACCGTTTGCACACCACCTTCAACCAGCACGTGGTTAAGACCGGTCGTCTTTCGTCAGCTAGCCCAAACCTCCAGAACCAGCCTAAGGAGTTCCGCTCCATCTTTATCCCGGGCCCTGGAAAGCGTTTCCTGGTCATGGACTATGGCCAGGTTGAGTGGCGCATTGCTGCGCACCTCTCAGGTGATGTGCGAATGATTGCGGACATTAGGGCAGGGAAAGATGCCCACTCTAGCACCGCGGCGATCATGTTTGATGTTCCCTACGAAGAGGTCATGGAGGCTAAGAAGGTAGACGACGACGCCGATCTTACTCCACGCCAACAAGAGCTGCTGAAGCTACGCTCCTTTGCTAAGACTTTGAACTTCGGGATCCTATACGGAGAAGGTCCGCACAAGCTATCGCAGCAACTTGGGATAACGAAGGATGAAGCGAAGGGTCTACTGAAGAAGTTCCGGATCACCTACCCGCAGCTCCACCAGTACTTCCGGGACACTATCAACCTGGCTACCGCGATTGGCCACTGCCAAACGCTACTGGGCCGTCCTCGTCGGTTACCGAACCTTAGGTCCACCAATCGCGCACTTGCCGCAGGGGACCAACGAAAGGCCAAGAATAGCCCCATTCAGGGGTCAGCGTCCGACCTTATTAAGGCTGCGATGTTGAACCTCCACAAGAATTCCTTTTTCACCTCGGGGCAGGCCAAAATACTCTTGCAAGTTCACGATGAACTTGTTATCCAATTAGATGCGCACTTAGAACATGACGAGCAGTTTAACCGCGAAGTAAATTGGCATATGCGACACCCTCTCGGGGTCGATACGTTGGTGGTCAATCTGACTATCGATAAGTCGTATGCTGACAACTGGAAGGAGGGTAAGTAATGGAAAAGTATGGGGTCCACACAGACCCGAAGACTAAGACCGCGAGCACAGAAGATACGTGCCCTGACTGCGGTGGGAAAACTGAGAACCACGGTGCGGTGATTAAGTGCGCCGGGGCCTGTGGCACCAAACCCTTCGAGCAGGAAACCGATGGCGAAGAAAAAGAAGGCTAAACCTATTAGCGAGCAGAGTCTCGAGGAAGTCATGTCCGGCCTTGCCGCTAAGGCTCCGAGCATTACCTTCCGACCCGCCAGTGAAGTAGTGACCAGCTACAGCCTGCGTAGGCGTTTTGGTATTCCGCGCCTGGACATTGGGCTCCGTGGTGGCATCCCTGCTGGTACCTTGAACCAGATCTTCGGTCCAGAAGGTTCCGGGAAGGACTACCTGGTCAACCTCATGATTGCGGAAGTGCAGCGAGCATACGGCGACGACGCAGCAGTATTCATCGCCAGCTTTGGTTACAAGATGGACCGCACCGCGATGCTTATGGCCGGGGTGCATATGGAACCCTCACCGGAACTTGCAGCCCAGGGCATTACCCCGGACTCTCCAGGGTACGAGGACCTGCTAGTGCCGAAGGGACAAATCTACAATCTCGAAGTGAAGAAACTCGCAGAGGAGGGCCATCCAGCGGAAGCTATCCTGGAAGCGGTCCTCGCCTGCGTGGAATGCGGAAAATTCCAACTCGGTATCATCAATGAACTCCCAGCAGCGGAGACCGGGTATCATAAGCGGGCGTCACTGTTGGACGACGCGCGTCCTGCCTCGCTGGCCTCGTTACTTGCTGATTTCCAGCGTAAGTACTACAACGCCATGAAAGTGCTACCTGACAACGAGACCACGGTAATGGTCATCAACCAGGTCCGCGCTAACATGGGCGCACAAGGCCCTTATGCAAAGAAGACCTCCGAAACTGGGGGCTTTGCCCTGAAGCATCTGAAAGCTGCGGACATCCACATCAAGCCTGTGGGTACCCTGAAGAACAAGGCTGGAACCGCGATTCTCGGTAAAGAGATAGCGTGGAAGGTGCAGAAGGGTAAATGTGGGCTAAGCGAAGGTGCGGAGGGGAAATTCCAGTTCCACTACTACCAGGGAGCAGACCGTATACGTGACCTTGTAGAAGCGGCTGTTGAGTACAACTTGATGGCCCGCGGTGGAGCCTACTATTACTATGACGACACCAAGTTTCTAGGGATGGGGAACGCCCGGGAGTACTTCTCCGACGAAGAGAAGTTCAACACCCTGTATACCGCAGTACTCGAGGCCGCTGGGCTGAAGGGGATACGGTACAAATGAGCGACCGGGCGAAGCGAGAAAGAAGAGTAGCTAGGAAGCACGGAGGTAAGGCTTGCCCTGCCTCCGGTGCTTTCTGGGGTATGAAACGGGATGTACGTAAAGCCGGCCACTACCTCATGGAGCACAAGGATACCGCGGCGCCAACCTACCGGTTCGATGCCCGGGACTTCGTGTACCTCGAAAAGCAATGCTCTGACCCGTTACCTGTATTCCTCGTCGAGTTCCAAGGACGGGGGTCCCTGTATGTACTCCCGGCCTGGACCGATGACTCGGAGCGAGAGATTATCACATTGAAATATTTCTCGACCGATCTCGACCCTGTGAAGCACCGAGGTAAGAAACTCGTATTCACGAAACTCAACAAGACCGTCATTGCCGTCGACCGGCAAGAGTACCAGAGTATCTGTGAGGGATTAGATGTCGAAACCTAAGCCGACATACATCGGCGCCAAGAACCCATTGGAGTACCGCTGCTTCATGGATAAGCTCCCGCTGGAGCACATCGACTTTTCCTTGAAGGAAGCTATTGATGCCCACCTCAACGCGAAGGGGCACCAGGTAAAGGATAGCAACGGGTGGATCTACCCATCGTCTATCGGCAGCTGCGATCGCCAGGTCCTGTACAACCTGAAGAAAGGTACGCCGGGTAGGGAGATGTCTCAAGCCCCTGCGTTAAAGCTTTCCGGGATTGGGAATGCCTTACACGACATGTACCAGGACTGGGCCATCGAAGCATTGGGTGCCGAAGAGTTCGAGGCCGAGAAGTCATTCCGCCTGGAAACCCAAAAGCTCTCAATGAGAATAGATGGGGTCATGGCCGCGAAGGATTGGATTATCGAGTTCAAGACTTTGGGCGAAACCGGGTATAAAAACCTTAGGAAGCCACGGGACTACGACCTGCTACAAGTCCACTGCTACATGTTCACGTTGGATATGCCGCGGGCCATCCTTTACTACATCAACCGAAATACAGGAGAAGATTGCGAGTTCAAGGTCTACTTCGACCCGAGTATTTGGCAGGAGATTCTGAATACCATTGCCAGGGTAATGCAGCACGAGCAGGAAGGTACGGTGCCACCGCGAATCAGTAACACGTTCTGGTGCTCCCGTTGCCGGTACTTCGAATACTGTATGGACGATAAAGCGTAAGAGGTCTCTTATGGAAGACGAAACCCCCGGAATCCTTGATCAATTGGACGCCAAGATCAAGCTCTACAACAAAGTGCCTAAGTCCGTCGCTAAGGCATTGGCTGACGCAGGCCTGGAAGTTAACCCGAAGGAGCGGCCGGCAGCAGCACCGACGTTGCCCAAAGACATTTCGGTGTTAGACGAGAAACAGCTGAGCAAGTTGTACGACAGCTTTGCTCTCTACTACGATTACATCTCCCGCGAACTTTCGAAGGCGGAGACTAACCTCACTACGGTAAAGCGACTACGCAAACTGCTAGACGCCGCACTGCACTTCAAGTACAAAGACGACCCTAAGTGCACCTCCGCGAAGGATCGCTCGAACGCTGTAATCCTCGATTGGGAGTACGTACGGGCAGACGCCCAGGAATGTCACTTCCGTGGACTGGTTGATGCCTTGAAGCACCAAAGCTCTATGACCGCGCAAGGCCGGGACCGGACTTACCGAGAGATTAGCCGGCGCACCCAGAAGGAGCGCTCCTTCTCCCAACCCACCCGTAGCTTGCTGAAGGGGGACTAGTGGAGTGGGCTGCTACAGTTGATCTGGTCGATTCCTTCGGGGCTGTTTCCGTCAACCGCTTGTACATCACCCGCAAGCAAGATGGACGTAAGGCCTTGAGTAAGGTAGGTCGCGCATTCCAGCGCACGGTGATTAACGCCCTAATTCAAGAGTGGGGATTGCTGCTTGAGCCCGACCCGGATAAAGAGTACCGCCTGATACTACACTTCTACTTCCCGGCCGTGTTCTCTAAGGGATGGCCCAAGAAGGCGAAGAGTAGATTCCGCAAGATCGATCAGACCAACTTTGTTAAGTTCTTCCAGGACTGTGTAGCTACAGCCTCTGGGGTAGACGACGCTAACCACACCCTCGTGCTCACTACTAAGAGGGAAGACCCGGAACACCCTCGGGTCGAAATCCATTTGGAGGAGTGGGAATGGCCGATATCTATGTAAGCCGCGGAGAGCTGCTCGCCATTACACGGCGGGAAGGCTTCCCGGTAGACGCAACTGTCCCAACTACTGTGCTCCGCACGTTGCTCGGCGGGGTCAAAGTCCACCCTGGCACACCCACTCCTATTCGGGATGCCGCGGTGGAAATGCAAGCCTTTGTAGATGAACACCGGCATATCCTGAACATTGAATGTGATGGAGCCTGCCTTGAATGCACTGACGTTATCGCTGCTACCTGTTTTGTACAACTCCCAATAGTGAGGCACGAAATCAATGAAGCGAGTCGCGAAAAAGACCTTTGATGCGCTTAGTAATCTGGAACTCCGGGTGATCCTGGCCAACACAGTACGCCTCGACCCTACAGAGGTTATGCTGCTGAACACCCCTGAGCACCTTGTCGGCGCCCTCCTGGAACACCAGGACAAGCTCATGGAGACCATCCAAAGCGAAGGGTTCACGGCAGGCTACTGGGAACGTCTCCCGGATGACATCGCAGACTACCTTACCCTGTGCCTACGATTCTCGCTGGGAGAGATTCGTAAGGTTCCCGACCGCGCAGAGATCTCAACCGCGGAGGTAGTCCTAACCAAGAAAGGTGAGCAAGCCCAGGAGGAAGCTCCGGGGGCCGATGCAGCGGAAGAACCCGCAGAAGCTGCTGTAGAGGAACCGGTGGCGGAAGAGCCGGTGGACCCCCCGAAGCGTAAGCTGCGTACCAAGAAGCTCGGGGCGGCGAAGGCAGAGGAAACTCCCGCGCTTGCGGTAGTACCCGAGCCCGAGGTGGAAGTTGTTGTGGAACCCGAGGAAGAGCTAGCTCCCATCCCGGAAGAAATGCAGCCCGTCGAAGTAGCCCCACAGGCCCCGGCACCGGATTACAACGCGTTGTTCAAGGGACTGACGAAGGAAGTTATTGGGCTCGGCGAAGATATCAATGACCTTGCGGGAACAGCTAACGATACCAACGGCACAGTTGACGAGCTGCAGACCGAAGTCTCCGGCCTCGTAACTAGCATTAAGGGCATCGAGAAGGTCCTGCTGTTCATCTGCAACGAAGCGGTTCTTGACGGTGAAGATGAGATCAGTTCTTTCAAGGAATTGGTAGACCAGGTGTAAGAGAGGGAGGGGCGCAAGCCCCTCTTTTTACCTACTAAGTACTTACGTTACTCCCTGCTACATAGATGCTCGACCCCCCTGCGTCGGCATAAAGCTGCCCCCCAGCGTTATTCTCGAAGCAATTGCCGATAATGACATACTTGGTACCGCCCACGCGCAGCATTTCTCTCCCGACAGTGTCGTACAGACCACTCAAGACGTTACCGGAAATTGTGCCTTGAGCCCCACCAGCGTACAAGCACGGTACATTCGCCCCTGCCGCCTGCTCAGTGCAGACGATAGTGTTCCCCGTAATAGCCCATTCCTGCCCAGTAGTGTCAACATCCACAATGGATTGGTCGTGAGACTGGCCTTCCACGTAGTTCCCGGAGAACACCCCCACCTGCCCGTCGAGCCGCACCACGGGGTCGAGGGGTACTGCGTGAGAGCTCACAATCGTGTTATTGCAAATCACTGTGTTTGTTGCAGACTGATCTACGGCAAGGGCAACGGTTGTTGGCGGACCGCCTCCCCCAACACCAGGAGCGTCAATGCTGTTGTCCGAGAACGTAGTGTAGCCGCCATCCAAGCGGACTACTTCGGCCGTGTGCGTGTTATCCAAATTGGCGAAGGAATTTCCCCGGATCTTCGCGCGAGTGGCGGCAGCAGCTACACCCAATGCGCTAGTGGCGTTGGACGCACCATTAACTTCCAAGTGGTTATTGGCGAAAGTTACGTCGGTGCCGTCTAAGGTCACCAGGTCTACTGTTTGCGGGGAAGCGAGATTCAAAAACATATTACCGGAGATAACGGCCCGCAGGGTAGCGGCGTCCATATTTAACGCGCTTGCGGAAACCCCATTAGCCTCGATGTGGTTCCCGGAAAAGGTAACAAAGGCCCCGTCGAGCTCTACGACATTTGATGTCTGGGTACCGTTCGTGTTCAGGAACCGGTTACCCGTAATGGATAGCGTCGCCACAGCAGCGCCGACGCTTAGAGCTTCCCCTGTATCTTGCGCGCAAGATATGTGATTGTCGCTGATACGAGCATTGGCAACACCCACGTTGGCCAAGGTAATGCCGTTGCCTTCCGCGGGCAAGAACGTATTACCAGTGGCTAGTAGACCGTCCACCGCAGCCGTAACCGAGAGCGCCGGACCGTTACACGTACCGTCCACTGAGTTGTTCGAAATGACAACGTAATCTGCGGTCGCCGAAGTAAGAGCAATCACACCAAACCCTGCGGCCTCCCACCCAGTAACCGTATTGCTGGTGACTACTGTTCCCGAGCTGTTAGCTAGAATGGCCTGCTCCGCTGCGTCGCCCACCCTACCTACAAACGTGCACCCGCGTACCTCGCATCCCACGGAACCGTCAACGTACACACCAATGGTACCCACGGAACCGGACGACTGGTCTACTCTAGTATTGAGAATCTTGCTATTCCCGGCTGAAGTTAAGTAGATGCAGGCGAGCGCACCGTTATGGCCCGCTACAGTAGCCCCATCAACAACGCATCCCGTGGCGTTGACGGAGATCGCGCGACCCGTGCTCACGGTGCCACCACCGGTGTGGTCCACCAGTGTCTTACCTGAAACGGAACAATTGGGTGCACCTAGAGTGATCCCGTCAATCTTGTAATCGTAAACCGAGCAATCGCGGATGACCGTGTGATCCGCTGTAGGGCCCCCTACGAGGATACCGTAGTCGAACTCGTCCCCACCACCCGCTGGGTTGGAGTCAAGCCGCAGGTGGCAGCCGGTTATCTCCCGTCGGGCGAGAGGTGTATTCTGTGTTAGAGCGTCCGCAACCAGGTGAATGTAAATGCCGTAAGCCGCCGCTGTGTCCCCAGCCACAAAGAAGAAGTTCTCAATAACATACTCACCGAGGTAATGTGTACCGGCAGCCCCACTCACGTGGATGCCCGTCAGCGCCGAAGTCCAATACACATCCTCAATATGCAGTTTTTTTACTAGAGTTGTGCCAACGCCATCCTGATAGTAAAAATGGTCTGAGACGCTGGATCCGACCTCGCGGACGGATTGTATGTGTATACGTTCTAGGGTCCCCCCTCCCGCACCGGGGGGTGTTACCCGCAGGAAAGCGAAGCCGTTGTTGCCCGCCCAGGAAGAAAACACGTCGAAATTTCGAATGGTTACATTCGCAACATCATTCTCGACCTTGAAGAAAGAACGGGCGGCTCCACCGGGAGTCCAGGTATGGGTGTGGCTCCCACCGTCGATAACCAGGTCGACGTCAAGGTCGGTCAAATCGATCTCGGTAACAACCGTCGTGTCGGAGATAGCTCGAAGTTCGTACTTGAAGTTGAAGTCGGAGGTAACACCACTGTTGGCCAGGAATACGTTGTACTGTCGTACGAACGCCACCGCCGAATTCCACCCACTGAAGTTAGCTTCGCCGTCAGTGCCTACTGTGATCGGGAGTACGGAATCGATCCGCGCGACCGCCTTAGACGAACCGATTGAGGTAACATTCGACCCGGCGTCAGTGGTAAACCACCCAAGTATGACATCCCCACCTGTTGGGTAGGGAGCCGCTCCGGCTGCGTAGTAATCCGAGAAGGTTATGTTAGAGGCGTCAAAGTGGGCCTTGATATCCCTTGAGGAAGCTTCGTAGTAGACGAAAAAGGTTTTACTAGCGGCGATGGTGTAGTCCACCCCAGCGGTTAATACTGGGCTAGCAGCGGCTACCTTATGGGTGAGGCCCGCTGTGGATAACCAAACATCCTCCAGGAAGTTAATGTTATTGCCGGTAAAAGTCATACGCCCCTGATTGAGTAGCCGCGCTGAGTTGACTCCTTCATTCTGGAGTTGGCCCATAATGATATTCTTCTGGACGCTAACTGCTGTCGAGAGGTACGCGTCGTATGGAGCCACGGACTCATCCGCAGAAGCATTACCGTTATAGATCCAACCAGTGTCCGACACCCACATCATCGGTACCGCGGTGGATTCCTCGTAGACCGCTATCTGCGGCACGTTATAAGCATCGGCGCTGTGGTTGGTAACTCGAACCTTCAAGTCCCCTGCGCCCGACCGCTGGGAGATCTCCGCCAGGTCTGAGCGAGCGTTAAGATGTTGCATAGCGGGGGCCCGAAGAGCTAGCCCCGAAGCGGTGAGGGAGTTGTAAATGTCTTCGGTGGGAGCATGGATACCAATATTAAGGAAGTACCTGTCGGTTGCACCACCCGCATTATCCAGGGCAGCGGTGAAGTCGATAGTGCACGCATGCGTACCCGAGGTGCCCATAGGCACAAAACCTGGCGGGCAGTAAATGTCATACGTACCAGTCCCTGCACCCGTGTCCATAACCAGGGGTTCCCCAACATCCTCAATAGCTCGACCGGTGAAATCAACAGCGAAGCTGTCCCCCGACGCGGCGTTGGTGAGTACAAGCCCATCGGTAAGAGCATAGATATCGTTAACTGACCCAGCAGCCCAGTTTGGCCCGGTAAAGGTGTGGACGTACACCCACCCATTGGCGGTGTCTACGTCGAACACGTAGAAGCCCTGCCCGCCTGGCGTAGTAAACAGTGTGCCCAGGTGGCCCGTCCATGCGGGAGCCCCACCATCAACAAAGGTGCCCGCAGGGATTCGCTTAGCAGCGTTCTTCATGAGGGTAGCTGTCGTACCTGCCGCGTCGATAGAGGCAATCTGATACCAGCCGCGGTTCAGTACGTCACTAACCCGAATGAACGCGCCAGGTAATGCGTGGTAGTTAGCCCAGGTAACCCCGGAGATGGAATCGCGATTGAAAGTAGAACCCGCAGCCGCCAAGGAGGACTGTAAGTTCGCAAGCGGAGCTACCTCCGTAGGGAGAGCTAAAGTCGTGCTGACCGTTGATGCCGCCGCGAACATAGGCGCCGCATCGTAGGTAACGGTATCAAACACCTGGCGAACCCGGGCGTTGGCGCGAACAGCGTGCGCGGGGTTGTGCGAAACATTGAAAGGCATTCCGTGGAGCGTTAGATCCTTCACCATGCCGATATAGGCATACATGACACCCGCAGCTGAGGTATCAATGTCGATCGTAGCACCACCCGCTGCCGACATGTCGAGCCCCAACCCGGGGCCCGCTGCGGCGTTAAGAATCGTGTAGTCGAAAGTACACGGCACCACATTCGGCTGCGAGAGAGTCATCTGCTGGAGATCATTCTGCGCGGACACCCCGGCGAATGCCCGGTTAAAGGCGTCAGAGGTTCCCGACTCACCGTAGGCCATGAACTTCGTGCCCGTTGGCTGCGCAGTACCCGGAAGGTAACCACCTACGCGGTTAGCCGGCGTCGCACCAGTGAGATTCTCGGGAGTGTTACCTACTAGCTTTCCAGTCGTGTCGTAATTCCGTGGCATCTAAAGCCTCCTACTTGAAGGTAATCTCCCAGATTACTTCGAGTTCGACATTCGGTGTCTTTACAATCGGAGAAAGCAAACCGTACGCAATCATCCCCGGGACGTCTCCTGTATGAGTAGTGATGTCGGGGGAGAGGAAGGGGTCGGCCGCTGAAGTGAATAGGCCTACTTCCGAAATCGGAACTGACGTCCCGTACGTCGGATTGCTGGCATGCACAAAGGATACATCTGTCTCTGCGAAGAGAGTATGGAACACAATGGTACCCTGATCCGGGAAGTCGGCGGGGTAGGCCTGCGGCTCCGCTTGCTTCAGCCACTCTTCATTAGAAGCCCCAACTGTAGAGACCTTCACAATAGACGGGGACTCCAAACCTGTTACGGAGGGGAGCTCTACGTAGCCACCCGGAGTGCCGATACTTTGCAGAACACCACCGGTCCCTACCCCTACCCAACGTACTCGGTACGTTCGCGCAGGAGCTGCAGGCACCCACGAAGTCTCGATAGAGTAATCTGTACCCGCCCCATCGTCGGTGGGCAGATCAGTATCCCGCATGTTGGCGATGGAAGTTAGAGCGGGGTATGCCGCAGCGCCGATTAGTTTGGAAAGCCAAATGCGTCCGTTATACGTGAAAACATTATGTTTTTTACGCTCATCGATAACCTTGTCGCCGCGCTTGGTCCGGAGGTACAGGTTATCTTGAATACGTAAGCCATCTCGTTTATACACCATGCAGCCCCCTTCGCGCCTACGATGTTACAGCAATCACCTGGTCGTTGAAAATAGTTGATTCACCATTCTGGTTAATTATCTCAATGTAATAATCATCCGCCGGAGTACCAGTCGGTACCCCTACGTGGATAACCCGAGACCCCGTTCGTGTGAGAGTCGAGTACCTATCCATAACTGTTAACGCCCACCCGGGCAAGACCGCCCACTTCATGGACCCATTAGTGGGGTCGAGCATAAACGACTTAGCGCACTGCACTACCGTAGGAGAAACATACGTGAGTATTTCAGTAGTGCCCCAATTCGCGTAGTCACAGTCGTACACGTAGAGAGTCTTCCCTTCGTCTGCAGCCTGGAACACCGCTGACGCATGCTGGAAGAGATCGCCACCCACGGAAACGTACCCACCCGCACTGCCTGTCACCAACCCGTACTGCGCTATAAAGTCTGTTACGTGAGTAACTGTAGTAGCCGCGACCTTGGTCGCTGGGTTACTCACCAACACAAAATTAGCTGCCAGAGTACCTGTGCTACCGAGCGCCATGTGTGACCCGAGCACAACCACGTACTGCGTACCTGGGTACTCATACGCCCCACGGTCGTAAGCAGCCCCCTGCGGCCGGGAGAGCCCCTCGTGGTCATAGGTGGTTGCCGCCAACGTCATCCCACTGTTAATCGCGGGGGAGCCGAAAGCCAAACTGAAATCGAGACCCACGGGGTCCGCCAATGTCGGGTCTGTGGTTACGTCGCTCCCCCCGGTAGTCCAATTGGGGCCGAAGTTGGTGTTGCTGTTGTAGGCAACATTAAAGTTGCTGGTGTGTGGTAGGGCAGCGATTTTGCCCGCAAACCCGGCTAGCGTACAATCTACCGCTATATTGTTGTAGACCAGCAACGGGGTTTCCGGTACCCGGTTGTACTGGAATACACCGTACCCTGTACCGTGGAAAGTATTGTTGTAAATCAACGTACTCGGGTTAGTCGGGTCGGGGTCAGCGGAGTAGCTGAGGATAGCCCTACCCTCGGTACCGTAAGTGAGATTGTAACAGAGGTTGTTGAACATCTCGTAGCTCCCAATCTCCAGGCGGAAGCCGTACGCAAACGAGCCGCTGGTCATATCGTACACCGAGCACTGCGCCACACGACTCATCTGCCCTGCTGTGGTGGCCGGGCCTGTTAGCCGCATCCCTCCGCACCAGTCCGTAGCTGTACACCCCCGGATCGTTGTCCTGTATATCTGGATGTTCTCTGCGTTACCTACTAGGTGGATACCCCAAAGGTCGTTCCCCGCGCCCGTTGTGGTCAGCGTTGTAATGCTGCACCCGTCAACGATGCTATCCTTAACGCCGTTAAAGTACATGCCCACACAAGCTGCAGCGGCTGCGACACTCGGGTCCACGTTAGCAGTGACAGTGATCCCTTTGAAACGCAAACCTGTACTACTCTGCGCGTATATCTGATTGATGCCCGTTCCCGCCACGCCGTTACCGGTCAGAGTAAAGTTCTCGAAGGTGCAACTATCGGCCAGGACATCCAGCACAGGGCCCGTGGTGTAACCCGTAACCTCCAGGAAATCCCTCCCGTTGATAGTTAAGCCGTCAGCTACAGCGCCGCCGGGCACATCGAGCCATTGCGCTGTACCCGCCTGCCCGTCGAAGGTATAGGTATCCGCAAGCACGTTAATAGTAGCCCCGGTGAGGTTCCAGGTGATGCTCTGCGACAACTCAGTATGGGGCCCGTATAGCTCAAACACAGCGGCTCCGTCCACCGCCGCAACTGCCGCCCCGTGGGCAGCGGAAAGCCTTGTATACATATACCCGGCAGCCCCAACTGTGTAAGTCGCCATCTACTCGACCTCTTTGTCCGGCAGTTCAAGGGTAAGCTGCTTCCTCTCCGGGAGAGCCCACTTGGTCTTTGCGCGCCGCAGCGTCCGACTCTTCGGGTAGTACTTCAACCGCATGTGCGCTACGTCGACCACTGAGTACCGCCGCTCAAGTGCAACTTCCACCACCGCGAACCACAGATCGCCCTGCGCGTTCGCCGCAGTAACCCCGCGCTCAATCGAGCTCCAGGAGCAGCCCACAGGGCACATGGCTACCACTAAACCTGTCTGCCCCTTTTCGGGGCCTACAGCAATGTAACAGACGCTGACTTGTGTAGTGACTTCAGCTTGCTTCGTAGCCTTCTTTCCCTTCGTTTTTGTTTGCTTAGGCATATCACACCGCCGGAGAAACAATGATTGCCACCACCCAAGGCTCCTGGTACCACTGATCGGTGCGGAACCAGGTGTGGCCATGCGTTATATTCGGCATACGGTCCCCAGCCAGGGTGTATCGGTATACTACCGCATCCCTGTGGACGTAGTCCACCTTTACCGGAGTCCAGGTATTCGTGTACCAGGAAGGGAGGCAGCACCAACGAATGTTGCCGCTACTCGCGTCCGGGGACGTAAGCGTCGCTGGGGCGAAGGTGAGGGTAGCTCCTACCCCCAGTATAGTGTGCCAAGCGTTGTTGGCCGGATTCGTAGCGTCAACCATGATAAGCCAATCGCCCGGTGCTACGCCGTTGTACGAGTTAGCTGCGCCGGAAACAGAGCTAAACTCCGCTGCAGAGACTACCGTCCCGTCGTCCGCGTTAGTAGGCCCTACGTCATTCCAGTAGTCTATCGCCGCGAACTTCGACACGATGTGCCAACGGATAGCTCCGTCATTGGCGTCGGGCGCGGTAAACGAAGCAGCCGCAAACCCCAACACCCCGGGAGCCCCTGGGGTATTCGAGACGATGGTGAACGACCCATTGTTGGCGGCTGTCGCAGCACCAGTTATGACCAGCAGATCCCCGGGCGCGGCACCGTAATAGTTAACCAAGGAGTCACCACCGGTCGGCGAAGTGAAAGTAGCATTGGTGGCGAAGGTGCCGTCGTACCCCTCCGAGTAGTCGTCAGTTAGAGGAGTGTCTAACCACCAGTATTGCCCGTAATCGAAGCTGGGCACCAGGTTAGGTAGCGCTACAGCCGGTGCCGGGTTAGCAATCAGAATGGGGTCGTAGAAAGGCTCTACGTCATCCAAAGTTAGACCGTAATCCACAGTAGGCAGGATTGCGGCTGTTGGTGCGTAGAAGGAAGTAGTTGGGCCCGGGTGTGAGTCGGGTCGCATGAGTCCTGCGTCTACCCCAAAGATGTAATCAGGGTATGTGCGAATGCTGTCGACTACCGCGGTCTCACCACTGGTCCCACCAGTGATTGTATCTCCTACCACGAAATCCAGCTCGGAGAGGAGCCCCATCTCTACTTGCACCGTGTCGTCCTCCGGTCTCCGCTGGACCAGGATAAAGGACTTAGGGTGGTTCTCCGGGTGGAGTAAATTCTGTACGTATAGGACTCTAGCTCTACCTTGCGTTGCGCCGACAACCCACTCGTTGGGTGTGAACCCGTGCGGCGCGCTCGGAGTAAGTGTTAATTCCAACCAGGTCACCGACTTGCTGTGATCCTCATCACTATCCAGTTGGTTGACCTTCACCACTGCGCTGGTCGGGGTGTAGATCTCGTAGGCGGTAGCTGCCGGGGGATCCACGTAAGGGAGCCATGTGGCATCACGCGTGTAAGTAAAGGTCGTTGGGGTACTGGAATCGATTTCTGCCCACAACCCGTAAGGGCCCATCGTTGGGAAGCGCGCGAAGTACCCGGTTAGGTCGCCCCACGCAGCCCCACCATCAGTGATTCGTATCGCAGGCCCGACAGCGAATAAGGCCGTGGTTGCCCCCGAATCGTGCAGTACCACACCAGGCGCGTTGGGGTGCCAGCTCCCGTCACCGCTGTAGTCATCCAGGTGCCCGGGGAGATAACAGGACTCATATACCTCGAGGTTCTGCATCGGGAGCGCAGAGTACCGCGGGGGGAACGCTATCGCGGTAGTGGCTATGGCCGCGGGGGTCAGCTCCACTGTTGGGGTGGCATCCGTATAGACAGCCTGGGCCGGACTATCCGCCATTCGGACGGTAGCAGAAATCGTGTGCGTTGCTACAACATCAACATCATCCTTCTGCTCCACGACCATTACGAATATCACATCTGTATATTGCGGCTTCAAGAGGTCGATTTGCGCGAGCAACTGATCGATTTGTGCGGCAGTTACACCAGTGCCGGAAGCAATCTTCAAGGTGAAGTAGAAGTACCGCTTAACTATATCCTGCCCGACTAAGTACCGGTCAAACCAATCAGGATCGGATTTGTAGTCGTCTACGGTAATGCCGCCGTTGATGGGCCAGTAGCGCTCTACCGTGTCCCCCACAGCGAGTGCAACATCGGTTTCTGGGTTTATCGCTATCCCGGCTGTCTTGTCGTAGGCATACGCGTGGACGAGGCCAGTAGCAGAATCCTGTAGAAAGATGCGTCCCTCGGAAGCGTTATACGTTGCGTCGATGGAGAGTATCGTTCCCTCAGAGAGGAATAACGCACGATCCATAATCGCATTCGCAGCGATCTCCAGGTTGGCGAGCGTAGGCCCATTCCACAAACAGAACCAGAGGGCAGTAACATCCGACTTGTAATTGTTCTGGGCAACCTTAGGCATCCCGACTACAGCCCCAAAGTTGGTAGAGATGGTCTCGTCATTATCGAAGTAGACGACTTCCGCCCACTCGATCTCCGGGACATCCGTCGCGGCCTTGAATACAGTAGGGTGCCAGCCTGTGTAGCTGCCGCCAGTTGGCGGTTCGTAGTCAACCGCAGCGGTACCCAGCGTAGCGTCGAAGTTGTACACCTTCAGCGCATCGCCATTGGCCAGGTAGATTACGCCCGGATCAACAGTTAGGCCCGAAACGACGGTACGAGACCAAGTAAACGTGACAGCGGTTGTGTCCCAAGCAATGTACTGCTGTGTGTCTATAGTTGGGAGGGTGAAGTCCGCAGGGAACTCGTAAGTCAGGTCGCCAACGATAGTGTCCTTAAGTAACGGGATCTCCAGAATAGAGGAGTCGATCGGCACGTAGGACGTAGCTATGTACCCCAGTAAGGTCGGGGCTAGTTCTGAAACCGTGGCGAATAAGTTCGGGTAATTCGGGTTCCCGTCCACATTAGCTACAAGCGCTCGGCCGAGGCCCCCGGAGAACCCGGATCGGTAGATATCTCCCGTATCCAAAGAGGTAAGATCCCTAAAGAAGCTGTACCAGTCTAAGAAGACCTTCGAGTCAGTGGCATACCGAATAGGGACGTAAGAGTAGTAAATGGTGTTGTTCACTGTGTACTGGAGCTTCGCCAACCCGTTTAGCGGTGGCGTCTCCTCGATCTCGTAGTAAGGGGTGCCCCACATCTGGTAGGCGGTCTCGACTTGCTCGAGGATGGACCATTCCAGGAACTTCCCGGTTACCGGCAATCCCGTCCAATCGTAGGTTTTGGTGCAGTAAGGTGCGTTGTTGTAGGGGTGCTCTACAGGTTCAGCGTTGATGCCCCAGGGGATATTCTCCTCGGCAACCCAAGCACCGGCCCCACCGCATGTCACAAACCCGAAAACAGGATCCACCAAAAGGATTGGGAAGATGCCACTATTGCCTGGAAGAGCACCGCGAAGGTGCAAGTTGTCCCCAGGGTTTACCCCGGCAAACGGGGCAGAGTCTACTACGAAGTCGGCAGAAGCCAAGGTACACTCCCCACCTAGCAGGATCGTGGCAGTCGTGCTATCCGTAGCACTTAGGGAGCTGATGTAATAAGAGCTCGTCCCTATTTGCAGAATCTTAGCGGCGCTGGTGGCAGGAAGAACACCGTACGCTGTGTGGAACTCAGAGGTGGTGTTCGCCAGCCCAGAGGAACCACTGCCGAGAGTATCGTATGCCGAATGCTCGGTAGCGAGTAACAGGTACTCCGCAGTCCCTGTAGTGGGCAGCTTCTGGGCAATAAGGTCGTCGAACATCCCGTCGGCGTTAGAGAACAACGAGTAAGCCCCGGTCTCTACCAGAGAGTAGTACTCCGCGCCCCCGGCAAGTAGGAAGGTCTGGGTAGTCGTGTCCGTATCGTCATCATCCTGCAAAGTGGCAGATATCGCCGAGTAATACTCGGGGCCCGTGAGATCCCCCGTCGCGTCTATCAGCGTCGGGAAGCCGACCCACTTACGTTGGTACTTCACAGGAATATCACGAAGTGATTTTGCGTAGTCATCTTGCCAGGCACGTATCGTGTCGCCGGACATCACTTGCATGAAGGAAGACCATATCTTCGAAAACACCGAGCGCTCTTCCCGAGACACCCGGGACCAGAAGTCAGGTAAGGTGTCCCAGATGAACTCTGCATCCGGAACAGTCTCGAGCAGTGCGTCGACCGGAGATACCTCGAGAGTATGTAAGACCTGGGCGCTGGTAAAGATGCCATCGCTAACCGCCAACCCAATAACGTACGTCCCACTAACCATGGGGATGAAGCCGGGGTTAGGGTTAGTCGAATCCGAACCACCGGAAAAGCTCGTCAACGCAGTCAGGGGAACGACGTCGGTCCCGTTACCAGACGTAAGCTCCGCCGAAAAGACAGCTGAGATTGCAGCCGGCTGCCCATACTTGGTCGCGTCATTAATCATGAACACGAACTCAGATAACGTGGTCGCGACTGGGACCGTTACCGTAAAAGCATACCCGGTAAGGTCGAAGTCGAGGGTTCCATTCAGGACCTCTATTGTGTACAGGTTCCCCTCGGTGCCTTTGTACGAGGTGCTCACGGTCACTGTGCTCAGCCAATTGGTAAGGGCTACAGTCGCTGGCACCAGACCGCCGAGGATAGGGGTGGCACCAGCGGGAACGGTCTCCAACTCCCAGTCGTAGGTGAGCGCCTTACCTTCAGGATCGTAACTCGAAGTACCATTCAACTGGAGAGCTCGCCCTGCAATAGAAGCTGCTGGTGCATCTATTTGTGCAACGGGGATGACGTTCGCGGCAAGCTGTAGACTACTCAGCCGCAGGGACTCCAACACCGCGGTTGCTCCAGTACAGTAGAAATCGGCGACATTCGCGATAGGACCAGTGACTTGGGGCGCTGTCACCACCCAGGCAGCGTTACCTATCTCAGCGCCAGCTGCATCCTCAGACGTTGCGTAGACTGTGACGTCGCCGCTGGTACCGTCGGATACCAGGTGGAGGCGGAGGTGGAAGGGATACTGAAATAGGTCAGGGGATCCCGAGAGGATCTCCACTGCTGCTGATGGATCGTTCTGCGGGAGGTACCCGATTCCCTCTTGCGATACGAAAAGACGGAGCCCATAAGACTGCGCGTCAAAGACGCCTACACCAATCTTGCCCGCGGTGAAAGTAGCCGGCAGCCAGGCTTGCGCGTCAACGTAAAACTCGACCTCGTAGGTGTACTGCGTTGGGACTGCTGTGGACAGGACCAGCTGTGCCGGGTCCCCGGCGCCACCGGAAACCAGCTGCAGGAAATTGCTCGTGGGAACTAAGTATGGCTGAATTGTACCAGTGTGGTATATTAGGGGTCCGTAGTTGGCAATGATGCCGTCGGCGGGAGTCGTTTGATCATTAGGGAAAGCATCCCCGGCTGGTGTCAGGTTGGCTAACCGGTACCAGTCAAAGATGTCATACCCGGCTCCGCCGTTAGCCTTAGTTGATATGGGGATCGCCATGAAAAACACTCCTCAAAAGTTTGCGCCGGAAGAACTCTATTCCCTGGTTGCCGAAGCAGAAGATATCCTCAGCCCTCTTGTCGACCAGGCCATGTTGTCTCCCAAACCATGCCCGAAGTGCGACTCCAAGATGGTTTGTGTAGTAGACCCCGACAACCCTTTTACCTCAGGAAAGCTCATCCAGAATTTCATCCTCCAGTGCCCAGCGTGCTGGACGCGTTCGTCTTAGCCCTTCGTTAGAATCGTCCCGACCTCCAGGAAAGCCCCATTCTCTGGCATCTGGTACTCTTCGGTAACACTGTACAGCTGGTGGACCCGGAGATTGTTAGGGGCGATCACGAATATTGTCGGTGTGCCTTGAATCAGGATCCCACTAGTCTTCATCGCTGAGGTAAAGGCCCGGACTGTGAAGAGCGTACCATGCGGCAAGCTGCGGAAATAATCCACCACCACCTTACGTGCGCCCTCGAGCGATGTCGAGCTCTTGAAAGTAAACTGCACCGAGACTTCCAGGGGGATCGACACCTTGGCCAGAGTGTTACAGGTTACCGTGCGCTCCGTCTTGTTCTGCATGAAGTAGTGCACGGCCTCTACGTCCGGGGCATGCGTGTATACGATCTGGGCACTTGTGCCCAGCACCGGAGTGGGGTACTCGATTGCACTGTAAGTCCCGTTAGTGTGGAGCTTCATGTCCTCCAGGATACTGTAAGCATGGTCCTCGTCGGCAACGTAAGTAAAACCGTTCGTCACAACCCCCGTGAAAGCTGTAGCCGCGGTAGCCTCAACCAGTATCTGCGTGGGGCCCGGATAGTACGATGAGATGTCGAGGTCCACGTAGTAGTAATTCCCGTACGTAGTCATAGCAGTTTGCTCGAAGACCTGAGTTCCCGGACGTAGGATACGAACATGCAGTAGCTTTCCGGTAAGAGTGCCTGCTACAGGAGTATCTGTCCCCCGCTGCACGATACTGATGTAGGAAAGGTTTGTGGCTGAGATTGGTGGTGCCTCGCTCTCTATGCCGATCCCGTTCCAACGGATCTCAAAGGGACCGCGAAGACCCGCGGGAACGACGGTAGTGTCGCCCGTGGTCAGCCCTAAGTCGGCATTAGCAGTACCAGCACCCACTACTACATCCTCAGTGGAATATAGGTGCAGCAAGAAGTTACCGGGCACAGCTGGATCCTCAAGGACCTTAGCCTCCACCTGGGGGAAGCCGGCCTCAATGTACTGCGGGAGAGACGTATACGGAAACGAAGCCACCGAGAAAGTGTACGTAGCCGTAGCCCCGTTAATTACAAGGATCAGGGTCTTACCCGCCATAGCCGTTAGCGTCGCCGCTAGCACTGTGCCTACGATGTCCTGGTGGTCAATGTACACCAAATCCGAATCTGCGCGCGTACCCATAGCCAACGCAGAGTTCTCCTTTATTCCCCGAACCGACCAGTCGTTAGTCGCCAACTCCGAAGTCAACACAGACATGGGGTTCCCATCGTCAGAAATACCCCACTCCAGAACATTGGAGTCCCCGCCCCCAATACCGGCCGCTAAGGTTATCTCCGTCGTACTAACAACTGCGTTAATCAGGTGTACCCCGGCGTTCGCCGCGGGTGCAAAGATATGTAGGTACTTGTTGGCGTGTTGAGCATCGGTGAAGAATGGAGTCAGACTATGAAACGTCGTTGAGGCCGCCGCCAGGAACCACCCTTCGTCGTCCAAAGTTGGCGGGGCCAACGTAGTTAGCTGAATGTCCGTATCCGACGTGTTTTCGGTAAACATGGTCGCATGGGTATCTGGGTCGGGCATGTACGCTTGGCCCACCCCCACGCCAATACGCGTATCCTTATCGAAAGTAGCACGTACGGCCGACTTGAAGTAACACCGAGCAGTTCCCTGCGTAGGGGCCCCTATTTCAAAGGTAAGCCCAGTCTCGGCGGCCCCTACGTCGAACCCGTTAACAAGGTCCACCGAAGAAGTGGCTCCGGCAACTACGTTAGTGACTGTGTATGCCTCCCCGGAATGATCTCCCGAGGTGAATAGGAACCTATGGCCCTCCCTGACACCGATTACGTCGAAGTCAACGGTAGTGCTGTACACTCGGTAGGGCCGCGCAAGGAGAGTGTACGCCGTTGCGCTCTCCACACCCTCCGCCGGGAAGACAAGCGAATTGCCAGCCATCGCAGCGGCTCGCACTGTAGCACCAAGTGGTCCCCCGTAGGGCAAGGACACAGCGACTGCTGCTCCGTTGATATCCATCCCCTCGATGCGTTCCACGGCTGCAATGGGCAGTGACGCGAATCCACTAGAGGTGAACACCTCAAAAGAGACATTAGTCTCTCCGCCGTTCAAGGCGGCAGTTAGCTCGATTTGCGACGTAGTCGCATCAGCAGCGATGGTGTGATAACCCAAGTCCCCGCCCTCGGTGATGTACAACGTATCCCCAGCAGACACCCCAGCAGACACGAAGTTAGAAGCGACAGATGTCACATACTCCGAGCCAATATTGGTCTTGAGGTCAGTACCGTTTCGTATCTTGTATAGCTTAATGGGCGTAAGGTCCGTGGTTACACCGCGCAGGACCACGTACGAGAGGCCCGCGTGGACAGCTGCGTCTGGGAATGGTGGATAGACGCGTATCTGGTTCTTTGTGTAGCGCTGCTGATCAACAATCGCGTAAGAGGTATTGTAGTAATCGTGCGTGGCGGGGCCGGTAATCACCAGAAGGTCGCCAAACTCCCAGGTGTAACTGTTGAGGTCGGCTCCGGTAAAGATACCATCATCCTCGGTGACTGCCCCGAACGCCTCAGCTTGCCCGCCTGTAGCGGACGCACCCGTAAAGCTAGCGGGCACAACCACGTCGTCATCCTCAAAAGAAACCCAGGGGGACGTGGCAAGGGTGGTCGTCGGAAGGGAAGAGGGATTACAGTACACGTCCATCATCCCGCCGATGTGGATCTCGTCCGGGGGAATCTCGACTTCCTCTGCAATTTCAGGCAATTGCGATAGGACAATACCTAGCTCAACGTCATCCGACGTAGCCGGCTTCCGTAAAGCCCACTGCGACATAAAGGGTGCGATGGCCCAACTGGAATCCGTTACGAGCTGGGTTGCCCAATTATCGGTTCTGTATATTAAGGTTCCTGGTGGATCCTCGTGGACCGGATCCCCGCAATCAGCCAAGCCCCAAGTGTACCAACTTCCATAAAAGCGAATGGGGTACGTAGCGTCAGTCCCCAGGGCAACACCAGATTCTATGGCCTCATACCCATAGGGCGGGGTATTGCTGTTCGGTGACCAATCAGCGTCCAGGGCCGGTAGCTTCGCCGTGGGAATACGTAGGATCGCCCACTCCGTGGTAGTCCAAGGCTCGTAAGCTGCCGCCTGGTTCGCCACTGCTACTGGTATAACCGTGTCGTGCGCTTCCGGGTGAGACTCCCCGAATTGTCTGTGAAAGTCGACAGCCCCAGCTGGAGTAGCTGCAGCCCAACCAGCATGGTACACGTAAGTGAGCCCCGCACCAGGCAACTGCCACGAGGGCATGAAGCTAGTGGGCCAACAAAAGGTACTATCGGGTGTAGTTGTTCCCGAGCCATTGCCCCTGCGGACAGTCCAGTAACAGGTGTACAACGCCAATGTCACCTCACCGGCTGGGTTGTAGGGGCCGCCCGCGTCGAATAACGTCGGGAACATCGCCCCAGCCCCGTTGTACAACCAATTCCGATCCTGGACGCACACTAGTTGGCCCGAACCGTTGATGCTCTCGATAATAAACTCACACCACAAGTCCACCTCGAAGGGGCTAGTCGCCTCTACCGCGAGGATTGTAATTATATCGCCCGGAAGTACGTTCTCACCGGCAAAGTCAACGTCGACGTTTGGCATCAGGAGTATTTTATCTGTGGCCGCTGCCCCTACGAAGTCGATCCCGATTCCCCGGTTAATCGCCGTAACGTCGCCAGTCTTAAAGGTCTCCCAGTTTGCAGTGCCTGCAACATCAGGTGCTCCCCAGGCAATCCAGTCCACTACCCGTGGCGTGTAATTGACGTTTTGGGACTGGATGGTAAACGTAGTGTTCCCCCCGCCATCCTCCTCAGCGGCTAAAATCGGGAAGTACTTAGTTCGTTGGTACTTATCAGCAGTGCCGGACCCACCCAGGCCTACGGAGAAGTTGTTATCTAGTACAAGGAGCCAATCCGTATCTGGGTCGATTGAGTTCTTAATTACCTCAGGAACTGGGACGGTTAACCCAAAGGTATCCGTAAAGAACATGGGCGCACAGGTAAATCGGTTTGCCCCGTCCAGAGCTTGAGGCATGTAGGGCTGCCCGACGGCCGTGAGCGCGGTTCCACCCAGACCGTAGTCGTCGCTAGAAGTGACAATAGAACCCTCCAGCTCCACCTCAGCGCCGGGGAACGGCGAGTTAACTGCGCTAATGTTGTACCAGTGCCCAAGAGTAGTTACCTGGTCTCCCACGGCAACTGCGTTACTGTACCAATCCGCGTACACTTGGTTGGGGACCAACGCTGGTGGGGGTGTCAAGGTAGTTGCCATGTTGTACATTACGTTGTTGATCGGGAATCGTTGTGTTGTCCAGATATTCCAAGTAGTGGAGAGGCCGAAGTACCCGTAGGCCCCAGCTGCGTATACGCCACCATACCCAAGGCCGGATACTTCCGTATTCCCGCGGATGATGTCGCGAGTCATGGCGTCGTCGCCTGTTCCGATTACAGAAACGCCTTTGAGCTCTGGGTACTCCTGCAGCAGGGATGTACGAACTCCACGCTGGGTAACCAACGAGCGTTCGGTAATGAGGTCACCCGCGCGTAGGAGCAACGCACTGTTAGTCTCCTGCGTTACACCACCCGCAAAGCTCTCGGCATTGGTGACCTTAACGTACCCGGGGAGACCGCTTGCACTCAACAGCTGGCCCGCGCTGATATTCGCATCGTCGCTCTCGATTACCGCGAGTACAGGAATATCAACATAGTATAAATCTCCCTCAACCTGGGAAGACATAAGTGCTACGGTGGTGTCGAAGGTCCCGTCCACAACGTAGAGTTGGCCGTTTGAAGCGGTGAAGGAGACAGTGGGGTCTGCCTGGATGGTGGTGGGCGCGGCGTAATACACGCGAGCGTCACCAGCTGCGCGGGACCCGGGGCGGCGAACAACGAAGACGTTCGCGAGCAGGGCGTCCAACTCTTCTGTGCTTAGGGTGCTCGACTGATTCAAACTCTGCGCTTGCCGGATAACCTCCAACTCTCGCTTAACTGCCTGGAACAACAGAATAGCCGGATTAACAAAAACATCTCGAGCCACGGAACCGGCGGTGTCGATGTCCAACTCCGGGAACTCATCCCGAATGCGCTGGGCTACAAAACTATCAATATCCGTCTCAAAGAGGTCGTCCCCCAGACGATCGAGGATCGGCTGCACGATCTCCGAGAACAGGTCAGAACCCTCAGTGGCTTCCAGCTCAGGGAAGTAGTTTTGCAGCAGAGTGACGATGAAGTTTTGGATCGACGTTGTAACCATGAGCTATACTCCCATTTTAACGACTGCCTGCCTTGCCGCGGTCTGGACATTCAAAATAACCGAAATCGAGAGGGCTTCTGCATCGAACCCCACGTCGACGGGTATCACGTCGAGCAGTATCTCGTCGGGCGGCAGTTTCCACTCTCTACCACGCTGGCTTTTCTTAATGTCATCTGCACACCGACGAATCGCCAGATGCAGCTTAGCTATAAATCCCTGGGCATTGGTACGATCCAGGGTCATCCCCACGAACTCTTGTAACCCGCCACCTTGATCCGGTTCGAAGAAATCGGAGCCAGGAGTAGTCCGCAGCAACTTGCAGAAATGCTGCATTACCTTCGTCATCCCACCAACTGGCTTGAAGTTGTTGAACCCAAAGGATAGCTGTGTAATTTCATTCAGTTGGACAACGTCTTCGCCTAGTACGAAGATTCGCTCCAGGCGCTTAGACCACAAAGATTTCGGGCACACTACCCGTATAGTATCCGGCGAAATTATCTGGAAGGAACCAGTGGTGTCCGCGATACCGTCCACATCAGGCCCACTAGGGATCGTCACGTAGTTAAGGACTACCTGCGCCGCGAAGTCGAAGTTGTGGCCCGTTAGAACAACCACTAACGGGTACAGCGACTCGATGTCCGCCGAAGTAACCGGTAGAGAATCCACCGCGTTTATGAGTTTCAGGTCAAACATCAGAGGTCCTCATTCTCAGGAATTCCATCTAGGATAGCCTGCACCGTCTCCCGCATACCTTTCAGGCGGTCGAGAACGCTGGTGCGCCCTTGCGTGATGGTGCACCCGAAGTAAGTGGTAGCTGCTGAATCCCCTGTGAGGTAGGCGATTTCCTCGTCTACCATATAGGCGATGGAGAACTCCCCGACGTACCGGTCAACTACCTCTCGTTGAGCGACCAGGCCGAGTAGGTCAGCATACACACCACCCAATTTGTCGAGTAGTTGGTTCTGCTTTACCTGGTCCATACCAGACGCACCCCCGGTTCTTTAGCCAAAAGTGTATCACCGCAGCCAACTACTCACAACATAAACTACAGAGAGTTAATCAGGAGATTCAGCTGATTTAGGACGCTCGAAGCGCCAGAAGCGTCTAACGCCGTCTGCGGTATGAATTCAAATATATCGCCCCGGCGCAAAGACTCTTCCGCCCGATCGTAACCATGCTGGCGCAGCATAGTAATCACCCACGGCAACCGCTTCACTGAAAACTGTGCGGCACTCAGTACTGTGGACAAGTCCGAAATGTCAGTTAGTAACTGATCCGCCGAATTGCTGAAAGCGGAAAAGGATGTCCAGGTGGTCGCCGCCATCAGATCGTGCAGACGGCCCAGAATCGAGGAGCTCCCTAGAGCTATCTCCTTCCTTAAGGCGTCTCCCATGGGCAAGGCACCTAGCGCGTCGCCAAGTCCCGAGGAGATAGTCACCGAAGTTACCTCCGTCGATATACCTGTCACTACGCGAATGGGGTCCAGCCCAGAGACTACATCTGTAGCCCCCGAACTTCCGTACGCCACAATATCCCCAACCCGAACCGGTACATCCGGTGTCGTAGCCGGGACTACGGAGAACCCAGTGGCATACGCAGTAGCTGCTGCGACGTCCAATTCCACCTCGCCAGCTACGTCCAGATAGCTGGCATCCTCAATGAAATTATTCACTCGTGATATTTCTACTTCCACAGACTCGGGTACTGTTGCTACCGTAGTCGGTATAGCTCCAGAGGTTGCGAAATCGGCTGGACTACTGTGGCCCGCGGTCACAGTGATAGTGAGGCCGGCCACAATCGAGTCGATGCGGTACGTAGCGCGATGCGGCTGCCCGAACCCAGTGAGGTAGTTCACTGTGATTAGGTCGTCAGCCAAGATCGACGTATTAGCGGTAGCCAGCGTGATCGTCCCCGCGGCATTCAGCGTAGCAGCCAGAGGTTCTTGCCCCACAGGGAAAGAGGATTCTTGCACGATAGTGGGAGCATTAGTGCTTGTCAGCAACCCTGGTGCGTACGCGCCTTGGTACCACCCTTCTTGTGCGGCATCGCAATGGGAATTGAAGCTCGCAGCACCCCCGGCGAAGTACAGTTGCATCCCTGGGGAGCGGTTAGCGTCTAACATCTGGATGAGTATGTTAGTGCCGCTAACCACAAAATCGAAGGGGCGGGGAAGCGCGCCCGTTACCTGCGCGTCGAGGTGGATACGCATATCCACGCTGTTGCGTGTTCCCGCCAGGAGAACCCCAGTGTAAACCTCGTTGTTGGCGCGGCATTCAAAGTTGAGGTTAGCCGCCGTAACCACCCACTGGTTCGGAGTGATGGGGCCCACGGGGTTACACCCGTCACCGAGATCGATCTCCGCGGGGGTAGCCGTGGGTATGGTCCACACGGTGTAGGGAACCGCCACGTCGGGGTCGTTTTTCCACCCCATGGTAGTCCCCCCGGGAACGGCATAGACTGGTGAACCGATCTGTATTCGCGCCGGCTCCGTGGTCCCTAGTGTACAAGCCCCGGTGTACTTGATCGACGGGGTCTCTAACCCAGTCTGCGACATCAACACTAACTGGTGTATAGCGCCCAGTTGTTCAACTGCCTCCAGGTCCGACGGGGTTTTCTCAATTACTTCTGTAACCCAGGCTTTGATACGGTCTGCGAAGTAACTGGTGAATAGGCGCATCCGGATGTTCGGGATGGACTTAAGAACCAGGGCGGATTTAAAGCAAAGCAGCAGGGAGTCGCGCAATGTCTTTAGACCCGCCTGTACATCGTATACCTGGGCTGACGATAGGTCTCGGCGCGGGAACTTCTTTAGCAGGGTTTCCAACTCCGTGGCGTAGACCTGCGAGGAGGGGGAAATCTCCAGTAACGTATTCGCGACCACCGTTTTGGGTGGCGTTACCTGTTGCGGCTTAGTCGCGCGGAAGGCCGCGGTTAACGTATCCATTGCTGTGTCGACTCTGGCCGCAGCCGCTATAAACTCACGAGACGCGAGGTAAGAGGCCTCCCACAAAGTATCCGGATCCAGGTACGCGGTAATGCCCAGAACTAGCTTGATGTCATTCAGGAGACGGGTGCGGTCTGAGCGGACAGTGTTTCGCGAGGTATCCAGAATAGTGGATAGCAACTGCTTGGCGGCGTTAGTATACATCCCCTAGCCCCGATTTTCGTAGACCACGTAAGCCTTCGTCAGAGATATTGGGCAGGTGTTCAAGAAGACGGTCGCCGTCGATATCGAGTATGTGACATATTGACCGGTAACTCCCAAAAGCATCACTTGGGTCGTTGAACCAGACATCCAATTCTTCGTCTACAGCACCATCCTGCATGACAGTCACGTAATCCTGGAGAGCTCGCTGCAACACTGCTAACCATAGTCGGCGAACCTTTGGACCCTGCTCTAGGTCCAGGTCCCGGCGAATGTAAAACCGGAAGACGGACTCAGGAAGCAATTGGTCCTGCAGTGTTTGAACTTCCACTCTACGTAACCCCCACAGTTAAGGTACCCGAAATTGTCGGCTCTGGCAAAAGAAAATTATCAACAATTGATAATGGGACCATAGAGTAGGTGCCGGCCGTTATCCCAGTAACCGTCAAAGTGGCAGTCTCACCTGAGTCTGTGATGCTAAAAGAGTAACCCGCAGTAGGTGTCGCGTACTGCAGGAATGTAGTAATCGGGGCAGCAGCTACTCCGGACCTGAGGAGGCCCGAGAGCGCTACAGTCTTCGTTGCTCCAGCAGCTACAGAGATAGTGGTAGTCGGTGTAACCCCGTCCACGTAGGTGACGCTGGATAGGTAAGGAAGTACCACGTCCACGAGGTTTGCACTCGCTGCATCAGGAATGTGGATCTCTTGCGGATCATCGATGAAGTCGGGAAGCATAACGTACAGCTCGGCCCCTCGAGGCAAATCTATCTCGGCATACCCGGCGGCACTCAATGTAACCTGGTAAGTACCCCCTAGAATACCAAGCGCCTGGGAAGAACTGATGGTACCTGCTGGAATGTGCTCCGGTCGTGAGAAGTACAATGAACGTCCTGCTGCAGCTGCTCCCACCAGATCGGTGAAGTAACCACTGCAACGGCAGTAGCGTGCGTCACTCGACGTAGGCGTAGTCACCGATGCGCCAGTTACCGTTACTGAGACGTCGGATCCTGCTACAGTGACCGCCTGTGTAAGCCCGGCAGGTACGGTAAAGGGGTTACCGGCAGGAACGCGTACCCGAACCAAGTAATCGTCATCCGCGTACCCAACAAAAGAAGCGAGGCCATTAGCGTCAGTAGTATCCTCCGCCAGGTAGACCCCGAACGCCCCGTCGTCCTCGTACAGCTTTACAACTACCCCCGCAAAGGGGGACAGCAGCGAGTCGACCAGGGTTACATAGATATCACCAGCCATTTATTTTAGTCCCTTTAGGTGGGCGGCCCACTCTTTAGCGAGCTCCGGATTCTTAGCTAATTGCGCACTGAACTGCTCCCGCTCCTGGGAAGAGAGGTCGTCAAAGTATTGCTTGGGTATAGCTGCTTGGAGGTCGGCGTACTGCTTGTTTGCCTCCGCCGCTGCCGGTTGGGGTTCAGCTGCCGGTTGGGCTGCCTGAGGTTGGGCTTCCGCTGCGGCCGGGCTAGCTTTCGGCTGAGCTTCTTCTACCTTAGCCTGTGCTTGAGCCCTCGTAGGTATCGGTTGGGGCTTCTCCGGTGGAATAGTAGAAGGCTTCTTATCCGTAGGCTCCTGCGGAAGCGGTGGCCGGTCGTTCTGGTCTCCTACTGCGCCCTCCGATCCCGGGCCCCTCTGCGGCTTGCCACTTAGATCCTCCTTAGCCCAACGATCGCCATCCTTGAGAGGCGGCTTGGTCGCCTCCCCTGTAGGCGGAGGCTTGAGTCCGTCGGTAGTTGCAGAACGCCCCGTTCGCGCAAGGTCGTCTACCATGTTGCTGCGCATCCCCTCAAACGTCCTTTCTCCTTCAGGTTGGCGCCTATAGGCATCCAGTCCCCATGCCGCGAGGCCAGTGCCAGCCACCCCAAGTGCGGTACCTTTCGAAGGTACAACCGACCCAACCGCCCGTTGGAGTTTACCGCCTATGTTCTTAGCCTTGCCCCAGGTACGGGCACCCACCCCAGGTTGGGAAACTGCATCTGCACCAGCAGAGGCGGCATTCACGGCATCGTCGGCGCTAAGTCCGGTGTCGACTGCTTCACGAGTAGTTACCTTACTGCCCGTTGTTGCTGCTGGCTTGCTCGCAGGGGCTTTAGGTGTGACCTTGCCTTTAGAGATTACACGCTTAGCAGAGTCCACTGCGGGCTTTACGTTCATTGCGCCCGGAGAACCGAGGGAGGCTGGGTCTCCCGCCGCCGGTCCCTTAACGGCTGGCGGGGACGCAGGTGGTGTCCCTTGCACCGCGGGGTTCGGTACTCGTGTTGCGCTGGTAGCGGAGTTTTGTACCACGTTCTTTCCACGAGATATGTTCTGGAAAGCAGTCCTAACTGCGGGCCAGGCTTTCTTTGCTCCCGACAGCGCTCCCGCCATTGCGCCGGCCTTCAGTTCGTACTTTACCAAGCCACCGGGGGAGGCGGACGCTGCCATTCCGGCTACGTTAGGGTTAGCGCCCTCTACTGCCTTCGTAACGCGCTGGTTGAACTCGTAACCTGGGGTAGCGTCGCCCATCGCCGCGCGCTCCATCCGCAATCGCTTAAGGTCCCGCCCGGAGCTCGCCTGATGCGCGGCAGCTCGGTTACTGTGCGCCGTCCACTTGTTGCCCGCGTCGGTACCAACTGCGGCATGCCGCCAATTGTAGTCCTGGCGAGGGGGAGCATACTTAGGTGTCGGGGAGCTGTACCCGAGCTGGTTCCACTCCTTTCCCTGCACGTCCCGCATGTCCATACCGGTGCGGCCACCAGCTACTCGCTTGGATTCCGTCCAGTTCTTAGTGGCCTCCCCCGCCGGCTTCGCAGGTGCCGCGGGCTTATTACGATTATCCCACGCAGAGAAATCCTGCTTCTTCTTAGGTTTCCCAGCATTGGGGTCGAACCCCTTCGACGGATCGCCAAAGCCGGAGGCTGCTCGCTTCTCTAACTCGGTCACCACTGCGGGGTCTAATAGGCCCCGCAACTGGTTTAGTATCTCTCTGCGCATACTAACGCTCCTACTTTGCCACAACAGGTGTAGCTTGTTGCTTCTGCTTATTCATGGCTTCCGTAATTCGCCTACCAGTGTACGAAGACTCTCGCTGTACCTTCGGTACAACTTTAGGTGCCGGCGGTGCGACTGGTGCTGCTTGAGCCTGCCGCACCCGTTTAGGTGCTCCACGGTTCCGCGTGACGATAGTGTTGTAATTCTTGTCGAGTTTTGCCTGCTCAACGGGTTTTGCCTTCCGACCTCGAGCGTCGAGTACATCCATCCGAGCGTAGTCCTGCCCAAACCGGTTTGGGGTATACTCGTTTACCTTCCAATTCTCTTTCTTCGAGAAGTCCTTGTCAGACATACCCACCAAGCGTTTCCGCTTTGCTCTGTAGTCTGCTACACGTGCATCGCGAGACTTGCCTCCGTAGGTGTATCCTTCCTTCCCCGGTGCGTTTAGCCGAGTAATCATAGCGTCAATTCCCGCCATAGTATTCGCGCGGGTATTCGGTGCCTTTGCTCCCGGAGTCTTAGGGCCGCTACTCGGCGCCACGGGTGCCTTAGGCGTATTCTTGTCCGCCGCAGGCAAGGTCGGTGAGGTACTATCTCCCCGCTGCGGTGCTTCGCCCGGGAGCTTCTTCTTGAATCGTTGCATAAAGTCCAGTGGGGTAGCTGCCGGCGGCTGGGGCTCACCCCGTACCGCCCTACCCACGGTATCCTTTACCTTTGTAGCCGTCGCTGTAATCTTGTTCCCCAAACTTCGCAGTGGGCCGGCCGGTTCGGGGTTTGCTTGCCGTTGTTTGTCTCGGATCTGGGTAAGGATTCTGCTGGCGCGCTGCATCCTACTAGGGGTGCGGATGTTCCTGCGGCCCGAGTACGGAATCGAAGACCGGTTCCTTCGGTAGAACTCCTGCTTGCTATCCGAGGTTAGCGGCTTCAACTTCGTAGGACGCTTCTTAAGCTTTTGGTCGGTCACGTGTCGCTGTTGCTGTTTGAGACGTTCTTTCTTGTCCGCGGCGTACTCCGGTTTCTTGTGGCGATTATACACAAAGACGGTGTTTCCTTGGATGCGGTGTTTCCGCGCGGCATCCCACTGGTCTATCTTGTCCGCCTCGGCGGGCCCAGACCCGGAGGATCTCGAGGGCTGCGTTCGTCCCGCTGTAGCCTTATTGCGCTTCTCCTGGTCCTGTGCCCGGAGGGTGCGATAGTCTAAGTTGTCTGCGTAGGACACGGCCCCATACCGCTTATTGCTTCTATCGGCATCAGCTAGATCGCTACTATAGCCCACCCGCGTATCCTTGGGGGGAGCAGATTTCCCAACTACGGCTTCGCGCCCAGGCTGCTCTTTTACCCCGGCTGCGGAGGTACTGGGTGGAGCCTTTATTCCGCCGACATTCGCTGCGATCCTAGCCTCCAGTGCCTTCTTAGCCTTAGTTAACTCATCCGCCTTCTGCTCGTCGGCAGACGGGCCGGCCGCGACCTTCTCAATGTAACCCATCAAGTTTTTTATGCTCATTAGATATCCACCTGTACCGCTGCGGGGGCCTGTAACCGAACAATGTCGAACAGATCATCCTGGGTAAAGTAATCCAGCAAGTTAAACTCCGACAAAGCTGGGACCGTTAAGTATCTCCGGATAGAAGTGCCTTCGACAGACACCTCTACTGTTACACCGCGAATCAAGGGTTCTTCTATCGCACCCATGCCGTCCGTGAAGAGAGTAAGCGGGTGGCCCGACACGGCTACTGCAGTACCAGCAACTGAAGTAACCTGGTACGGCACGTAGTTATGCGAGACAAGCACACGAATACCCGCCAAAGGCCTACCCTGCATGTCGATAAACTGCGCCTTCATAGTGGAGAAGGATGTTTGGCCGACAATCGGTGCATCTGAGAAGTTCGGCCGTGTGAAGTTAGTCGACAGCGAGAAGTCATTGGTGGCCAGGGTAGAGTGCCTATCCTGCACGTTGATGGTGAAGTTGTTGATACCAAAGACACATCGGTCCCGGCGAACGGTCGCGATATAAGTACCCGGCTCCAGCGAGGTGCTGAATATGCCGTCGACTCCCGTAAAGCCTCGGCGCAGGGTTACACCAGCGGTGCTCATAACCACGACCTCTACCCCGGTAAGCGCATCCGAAGTAGTGCTCTCTACAACCTCAAACGTGCAGTCGGCATAAGTGTGGTCCGAGTAGACAAACACGTCCTCAGCCAACTGCACCGTGGTGCCGTCAGTCCAGAGGAATAGGTAGTTCCCTTCGTCCAATTGGACAAACTTGGAGGTTTCGTAAGCTAGCGTGCTATCGACTGCGGTTAGCGTAATGGGCGGGTCATCGAAGGTAGCAGTGTACGTCCCCGCTGTAAGACCTAACTCAGTTAGGGTTGCCGCGTGTCCGCCGAGTACCACCTGCGTGGCCTCACCCTCGTAGTCAGATTCAATACGAATACTTCCTGCTGAAGTTAGGGCTCTACCATAACGAATGGCCGAGTTTATCTCGTCGAGCACGAACAATAATGTCTGCACGCCCGCGGTAAGACTCACTGTATACGTAGGCGACGTAGAATCAAAGGCCACCGTAATCGAAGCCCCGGCAGGGATAGTAAATGTAGCTACTGCTTTCGAGGAGGTAACGGACGCCGCTAGGGCGGTGAACGCGCAATCCTCCTCTGCAGCGAGATCGCTATCCAGCACGTATAGCCGTGGGGCGGCCCAGCTAGCACCTTCCACTACGTACTTACGGGAGACTCCCGGGTGCTCGTCCGCAGGTGGGGTAGTGGTTACTATGCACTCTTCCCAATCCGTGTACCCTGTAGCAGTCCACTTCAACCGGTACGTACCAGTCGTAGTGAATGTATAAGCCGCGGTAATCCTTAAGTAATTCACCACAGCAGAGACCGCGGTAGTGACGATCGGAGTTAAAGCCGTACCGTCCGGCTCGTAGATCGTGAGGGTCAGGTCGGTGTGGTCCGACGTCGAGTAATGCCAGAACTTCTTTGGTTGGGACAACTTAACAAACATACCGGCTCCCGCCTATAGTCCTGTTGGGAATTGTAACAACCCCCACGCGGCCACGCAATGTACTACGCCTGGGGCTCCTCCCCAAGTAGAGAAACGATGTTCTCATCAATAGCGGCCTCCCACCCAGTGAGTGTGTCGGCGAACGGCGAAAATGCCTCCGCCTCCTTCAACTCCTGGAGCCAGGTGGATAGCGTCTGCACCCGGGCCTCTTCCTTATCTACATGCTCATTTAGCAGCTGCTGTAGCTGTAAAACTTTGTCTTTGAGACTCATAAGCACCTCGTGGTGATGTGCTATCCACGTATGACTTCAGCTTCTTCGCTATACTCATTCTGATGCGGTAGACCTTATGCTGCGGCAACTTGAGCTTACCAGCCAGCACCTGGACATCCGTTATATGCTCGCGCCCGAGGCCGGTCAGGTAACGGTAAACTTCCTGCTCCTCATCCTTCAACTCGTAGAGGAAGAGTTTCAGCAATTCCTTCTCCGACGCCGGCATAACCGCGGTGGGGTCCGATTCAAACTTCGAAGTAGAGAGGTCCTTTCGAAGTTGGTTGTCCATCTTGATAACCTTAGCTACCGGCCACTTCAACCGCTCAGCGAGCTCCGCATCCGTAGGGGCTCTTCCCTTCTCCTCGCCCAAATCCGCGCGAGCGGTCTCGAATGTGCGAATCAAACGGATGTCCTCCTCCGGGATACGCGCAGTGTTCTGGTAGGTCATGATAAAGCGCTGGGCTTTCTTCATGTACCAAACCAAAGCAGTGCTTAGCGCCGCGCCCCTTGTCGGATCATAGGCCTTTAGCCCGGCAATTAGATGCTTAATGTATTCTGCACGGATGGCCTCTGGGGGGATCTGGACACGGTTGGTATACACAGATGCCTGCTTGTTCACCAGGGGCATAA